TCTAAATCTCCACCAAGCGGAGATACAAAATCATCATCATCTAATTGCATCGGGCGTCGATACCTTACCAATGATCAAGTAATCTTTAATGAAACGGCAACTAATACCGTTTATTTTACATTCATGCGTATCAGCATTGCGATAAAAAACCCAATCGCCAACGACAGGACGAGTTGTTTCATCTGGCCAAATCTCGGGAGCGTTGAACGCAACTTCGCCAATCATAACAACCAGACCAACCTTACCCTGGAAACGCTCTTCCCCTTTGGTCTTATCGGAGAAGATGATACCACCTTTACTCTTGGCCATAGTCGGGGCGGTAACAAGTAGCACGGTGTTACTGTACATACTCGTAAAGCTGTTTAAGGCGTCCCCAAGTTCATTTAAGACTGCCTGTTTGGGGCATTGCCCTTCCGTATACTCAATAACCTTTGCAGGTTCAATGTTAGCCATTATCTTCTTCTTCCCGCTTTTTAAGCTCTTCAATAATAGTCCAAAAGTCCTCGAACGCTTTTAGATACCCTATCCAATATCTATACGATTCGTAGTCTACACCTTTGCCAAGCTGAATAAGTTTTTCTTGATTCAACTCTAACAATTTACGCCTTAATGCTCGCTCAAAGTCACGTCTCATTTACGTTTAGCGCTTGCCGTCTTCTGCAAACGTCCTTCGCCACTTCCGGCCCCCGCCGTCATTTTGACACTCCCACCAGATGCGCGCGCCTTGACGCTTCCGCCCCGCTTTGCCTGCATTGGCATAGGCGCGCCCTGTTTCTTATCATCCTGGCCGCCACCGCCCATACGCCCCATAAGACCGCCGCCAAGCATGCGCTTCTTGACCGCTCCGCCCCGCTTGACCTGCATTTGCATGGGAGCGCCCTGACCACCTTGCATTGACTGCGCAGGCGCGCCCATGGTCATAGGAGACTGCGCAGGCGTGCGGGAAGGCGACGCCTGCGCAGTCAATGGCGGCGCTGACGGAGTTTTGCCACCTCCGCCGCTTCCTGCCATTTCGCTAAGTCGTTTCTTACTAGAAATTTTAGCCGCAGCTTTAATATGTTTCATCATTCGCCCTATATACTATGTTGTGAATCAGGATGTACAGCAAGGGAATGCGCAATATCAAGAGACTTTTCTTGAATCTTTGCTTGGCGATTTGCTTCCGCGTCATGCGCCCTTTGTTGAATATCCAGTACTTTAACTTGACGGTTTGCTTCATCATTACGCGCTTTAATCTGCGCAACTGACTCGTTACTTTGCATGCGCATCTTGTCGCTGGCGAGCTTGACCATGCCGCTCACTTCGTGCGGTTGCGCGCCCTGATTCTGCTGGTTCTGCTGCATTGTTTCAGGCGACAGCAAGAAGCGCGTCGGATCGGCAAAGCCAAGCGCCCGTAGAATCTCCTCTTCAACCGCCATGCAGTCGTAACGATCCGGATGCTGGTCGCTCCGTTGCGCCAGGGCGGCAACCTTGGCTAGGCGGTGCATCTGGCTTGGCGTGTTCGGATCAGAGCGCGGCGTCAGCGTGTAGTCGTTCAGCGCCTGTATGATCGCGTCGGCGTTATCCGGGCGCGTCCTGCCACGCCATAGCGCCTCGGGATCTTCGCGCAACAGATCGCGCAGCATGCACAACTCTTGCGCCTGCGCAGTGTGCAGGCGCTTGTGGATCGCAGCCATGATCTTCGTTGCCTGCTCAATCAAAGCAAGCGTTGTACCAACTGGCGCGTCCTGACGGCCCTCACCTACCTGAATCTCTGCTGTACCGCCGAGGCGTTGGCCGGTCTGCGCAATATTGTCCACAAGGCCCATAAACGCCGGGTTGGTTTCCTTGTAAGGTACAGCCATAACGCTATCAGACAGCTTGCCCTCTATGCTGTCGATGGCAATTCCCTCACCTGGGGAAGCCCTAAAGTCCGGACGATCGTTCTTCGTGCCACCCTTCTTGTAGAGCCAGACCGGGAAATTGTTAAACATTCCATTATCCAGCATGATACGCCAAGCTGCTGTCAAAGCGTTTTCAGTATTGCCAAGAATATGGTTGTAACCAGATGGAAGGAAACCAAACATTGGGACGCAAGGATACATGACAAAATTGACAAATTTTATGCAATCTTCGTCGTCTTCGTCGTAATTTCGGGTTATCTCCAACACTTCTTGAGACGATTTATCAACCGTAACCCGATACGGGATTGGTAAACCTGTGGCTTTGCCGTCTTTTTTGTGCTCATATCCCGGTATATCGAGATTGAGATAGCATTCATACAGTGTAAAGCTTGTGTCTTGTGGTCTATTACCTGTTGCAGCTATGCCTTTAATGCTAGCGAGTTTGTTATCAACGACATCAGTCTCTTCAACCGGATCACTAATGTTAATATCACGATAAACACCTGCAATTTGCATGCGTTTCATTGTGATTTGTGACATTTTTATTCTATGCGTTACACGATTGGCGCTTTCCAAATCTGTAACATCGTTAGAAATGATCAAGTCTTTAGCATCGACAGCTTCAATAACCGGACGCCGCTTTATTGGACAGTGATACCCCTTCTTAAAGCCTGCACCGGCCAAATAGGTCTGAAAGATCATTCTGTCAGTATCTGGATAATACTCTTTAGCAACGTCCACCACGTATTCGTTGCATGCATCCTCTAAAAGTGTGGCGTCGTCACCCTCACCTTTAACTTTTACAGGACCATCAGCGGGAAGTAGCTCACCTATAGTGTTGCTTTGCGAGCGAATACACGCTTCAAGCAAAAGCGGATGACGAACGGTCGAAATAGACATACCAGCGGCGCTGACGGACGATAGCAAATCGCTCTTCAATCCGAGTTGATCTAAAGCCCTGGCTCGTTTTTGCAACCATTGCGCACGACTGCGTTCGTCTTCTTCAACGCCTTCGATGACTTCACGAGATATTTCAGACAATTCAGACGCAGTAAGTTTTAACGCAATGTTCGGTGAACGTTCGAATTCTTCATTCGCATCACTCTCTTCAGGGTTAGCATCATAAATGAGCGCTCCGCCTTCCGGCGTTACTTCAATCCATTTACCAGTTGTCGGATCGAATTGCGCAGTCATTTAAAAGCGTCCCCACTTGCGTTACAGCATGCGACACGTTGCCACAGCTTTACGCAGGATACAAGGGCTCACGCGTCTTGTAATCGCTTGCCAGGCGCTCTTGTTCGCGCAATCGCTCCGCCCGGCGCTGCAAATATCCATGGCTCCTAAGCCACCATATTGCCTGCGTGGCGCTATCCGTAATGTCATCGTATTGACCACGTGGGAAAACAGCCATTTCATCAATAGCAAGCTGCGCATATTTACGATTGGGCGCCCATATCTGACCATTCGAGAACTCGGGTTGCACACGGAGCGCCCTGGCAACCTTGTCCAAGCCCTTTGGATCGATTAGGGATACGCCACATGCGCCGGGGTACAGCCGCGCCATTTCCTGGCTCACGCTGTGCCCGCTAGCCTTGGATTCGATCAACAGATGATTCACTCGGAAGCGGCGGCAGTCGTCCGCAACCGTCTCAACCAACCCCCAGACCGGGCGGGAGCGCTCGCGATGCTCCTCCTCCGTCTCACCCGGCAGGCGTGACAGCTCCGGACCATGAATTTCGAGCCATTTGCGCCATGCATACATGAGAATCGCGCCGTGCTCGAACACGCCCCAAATGCTAAATCCCGACGGATCGTTGTGCGTGAGCTTGGTAAAGGCCGGATCGAGCGACGCCACGATATAATCAAACGGTAGAGGCCACTTAGAGCTTTCCCACCGCCGCCAATAGTCGCGCCTGATAATGCCGCCGCCACGTATCTCCGGCCGCTGTTGGTACTGCGACGCCCACGCGAACGGCCCTTGCGCCTTACATCTGGCAACTGCTTCGGGCGGAAAGCGCTCTTTCCAATAGCACTCACCCTCCTCCGTACGTGGATCGGACCAACCGATAGACGTGCTGACAGCTCTATCAGCCTCGTATTCCATCGGTATTAGAAGATGTTCGTACTTATCCTCTCCATTGAGGAAGTGACCGCTAACATCCATTTCGTTAACACGCTGCATAATGCAGACAATCGCAGATCGTTTCATGTCATTGAGACGATTTGCCATTGTCTCTCTCACCCACGTTACTGTACTGTCGATAACCTCAGCAGACTCTTGTATTTTATGAGGATCATCCAAAAGAATAACGTCACCTCGTTCACCTGTACCGATACCACCAACAGATGACGCGAATTTCCATCCGCGCTTGTCATTACCTATTTTTATCTTGCCTTCACTTACAAGCTTGAAGCAATTACCATACAAATCAATGAACTCGGGAGACTTGAGCACAATGAGCATACGTTCATTGTCGCGCTCTGTGAGGTATGAGCCGTAGGAGAATGAGACGAAGCGCAGACCGGGACGGCCGCCCGCTGACCAAGCCCAAGCCGGGTAAAAGACGTTCGTGATCAGGCTTTTCATCGAACCGGGCGGAACGTTCATGAGAAGGCGCGTAATATCGCCTCGGTGAACCGCCTCAAGGTGACGACAGATCGCAAAAATAGGCCAGCCGTCCACGAAGTCAGTAGACGGCTCAACCGTATGCCAGAAGTGTTTTACGAAGTGATACAGACCGGCAGGGCCAGCAAGTTTGCTGCGAATGACGCGCCGTTGCTTCTCCCGTAACGCCAGCGCTAAGTTAAGCTTCACGCTTTAAACCCATCTTTGTCGCCTCAGCAACAATAAATGATTCAAGCTCATCATCGCTCATATCGGCAATCTTTTTATCAACGCTTAGCGCAACCTTGTCAACCATAAGACCGTGTAGCTTGCCAAGCTCCCGCACGGCGTTGATTGCCGCTGAAGGCTGTCCCAACTCCCGCGCAAGCTTGCGATCCTCCAACAGCATCTGAGTTAGATTGTCAACCGTAATATCGTTACGCTTTGCGGCTTCATCGCGTAGCTCTTGAATCTTTGCCGCTACTGATTCTTCTTTTAACAGACCGTTAGCACGTGAATTTATCTTGCTCGGTTGAAAACCATCACACTTGAATGAGCGTTTATATGCTTGTACGGCATTGCCACATTCTACGTAAGCACGCGCAAAAGCCTCACGTTTTACCGTGAGGCCCTTCCGCTTTGTTAAATCTTCTTCCCAAAGACCGTCTTCAGACATTACTTCCCTTTCTTGGTCACAACAACCTTAGGCTCGCGACGCTGGCCCAACCCCATCGTTTTGGCGAGCTGTGAGCGCGCGGCGGCATAGGCTGGCGCAACCATAGGGTAATCGTGCGGCAAGCCCCATTTAGCGCGATATTCGGCCGGAGACAGATCGTAATGCGTACGCAGATGACGCTTCAAGGATTTAAACTTCTTTCCATCCTCAAGACACACAATGTGATCCTGCTGGATGGATTTCTTAACAGGAACGGCAGGGACAAGCGGCTCAACGGGAGCGCCAACGCCACCCTCTTCAATGAGGGCCAATGTAGCGGCGATATCGGTAAGCACGTCTGGAATAGACTCTAGCGCAACAGTGTTATGGGAAAAATACGCCTCAGCAACCTTTACGACGCGATCAATGCTCATAATAAAACCCTCTAAGGATTGTGATTGACATTGCACAATCCTTAGAGGGCGTAACATATCCCAGTCAACTCGATAATACAAAGTGCGTCATTTTAACGCATCTATCACCACAAACAACCCTTCAACCGTATACAGAACAATCACTCTTATCGCCGCCACAATGACCGCCATGCAAGCGCATAGACCGGCAACAATGAGCAACCAAACAAATCCTAAAAGCGACCCTTTGGCTATCATAAGCCCTTCTTGACATTGAAAATATTCAGATACGACGCCTAAGGCTACTGTAATCTGTAACCATAACCCCACGGCTAAAACTCCCTTCACTGTCCTACCTCCGATAAGAAGCCGTTACGCCCGGCAAAGACGTAACGGCCGCCCCTCTTATTCGATTGTATCAAGCATGCGCGCGGCAAGTGTATACGCCTCGTCACGCTGCGCTTCTGTCATCTGGTCTAAATTTCCAGTAAGTTGACCATAGCTATCAATTGTTGCAGGCTCTCCAACTACCGTCACAGGTTCATGCATATAGTGCGGATACGGTGCGCTTGTATCCTCAGTGTAACGCACTGTAACGTCTCCATGTTGCTCAGTGTGTCCACCTGAAGACTGTGGGCCAGCATCAACGCGAGATTGAAAATTTAACCAATCGAGAATTCCCATCTAACAAATCCTTATTTAAGGGTTTCCGTCACTTGACACTGCCACGGATTGATACAGTGTGTCAACCTATAATTTTATCGGCGTCCACCTCCGCCAAATAGCGCCCGGCCGCTATCGCCATAGCCTCTGTATGGGCCATAGAGGCCACTCTTACGGCCGCTACGCGAATCCTGCCCAACCTAACTCTTTCTGCACAAATCGCCTTGTACGGCGTTCCTAGGGCGATTTGCGATATTTCTGCATTGAAAGCGTCACGGGCAGCAATCTGTGAATCTCGCAAACGAGCGCCTGCCATACGTACAGCCTGTTCGAACGCCGATACCTCCGGGCGCAGCTCCCGCGCCATTAGAGCCGCCCTCCCGCTTTCACCCATCCCTTGAACTCCAACCAGCTCCCCCACCGACGGTCGCCTTCCATGTTCGTAACGACTCCATGTGGATC